TTACTATGATTTACATAGAGACCTTTCTTCTTTTGAAACTCGGGTAAATCTTGATTTACTGCATCTTCAAACATAAGATAGGGTTCACCTGTCTCCATTCTATTCTGTAGTATCTTTACCCATAGTGTTCTTGCGGACACTACTTTTTTAACTTCGTTACTGTGAGGATCAATAAGTTCCCAACTATCATCAAAGTTTTCTTCTTTAGTTGCACGGTGAATAACTTCCATAAACTTATCATTTATGACAATCCCGTGATGTAAGTTAGTACATTTACGATTAATGTCCCCGCCCGTCGCTTTTCGAATATCTAAAAATTCTTCTATCTCTGGATGGGTAACATGTAAGTAACCTGCATAACTACCTCGTCGTGTAACCCCTTGTGAAAAAGCAAGCATTTCTGCATCTACTACTTTCATAAAGGGAATTGCACCTGTAGACTCTGAGCCTTTTGAGGTTTTTGTTCCTTGTGAACGCACTGCACTCCATGAGCCACCGATTCCACCACCAAATGATGAAAGGTAGGCGTTCTCAGTATAGTGGTCAGTAATACCTTCTCTACTATCTTCTACATAATTTAGAAAACATGATATTGGCATACCTCGTTCTGTGCCACCATTAGAAAGTACAGGAGTAGAAAACATAAACCATAGATTACTTGCGTAATCGTACAGTCTTTGTGCATGATCTTCGTCATCTGCGAAAGCTTTTGCTGCTCGAGCGAAAGCCTGCTGAGGACTAACTTCATCTCCTACTAGGTATCTATCTTCTAGTGTCTTGTGACTAAACTCTGTTAAGAGTAAGTCTTTACTATAATCTATTTTCATTTAAGTGCCTTTTTAAAGTATTATTAATAACTTCTGTGTTTTGTACTCCAATAGCTGTCTCCGAGTAAGTAACTAAATCCATAAGCTCAACGTTCATCAGAAGTTGTTCTGCGTTTTCGTTGAGACTTTGTATAAATTTATATTTCCCCTCTATAGGACAAGCATTGTAAATATCAAAAACGTCTCCATATTGTTCCATTAGCTGTACTGCGCGTTTTGGACCAATCCCAGGTATTCCTGGCACATTGTCCCCCTTGTCGCCGCACAAGCATTTGAATGTAATATAATCAGGAACATCAAAATTATAATGTTCATCCCAATTATCTAATGTGACTTCTTTTCTAGTAACTGTACTAAAACGAGAAACACGATCGCTTATAAGTAAATCCCAATCCCTATCGGAAGATACCATCCAACATTCATCTAGCCCGTAGTCATCTAAGTGCTGTGTGATGTATGCCGCAATATCATCTGCTTCAACTCCCTTGAATTGAAAGACTGGATATTTTTCTTTGAGTAATGTTAAAGTATTACTAAACTCTGCCATAAACATAGCAAACTCTTTTTCTTCTTGAGGAGTTTGTTCTGCATATTTTACTTTTCTGTTGGCTTTATATTCTGGGAATATTTCTTTTCTATAGGAACTACCGCCATCAGCAGCAATCACTATAGTACCTGCATTATACGACTTTGCCAAACTTTCTACAGTTCGTACATAATCGTGTTTAAAATCTGTAACGCCTTGGTGTTTCCACCTAAAAGCTATATTAAGACTATCAACTATCAGCAAGTTCCCAACTGGTGCTGGGTCGCCAAGGCTTGAGAATGTTATCGCCATTTGTAAATATTATCTCCTCTTTTTCTAGCCAGTGTTCTGCAATTAGTATATATGCACCTAGCCAGGCAATATGCATATAATGCAATGTATTTTTTGGTTTTCTTACTGTAGCTGCAAAAAACTTACCATGATTCTCTCTAAATATAAGGAGAGGTTCTTGATTCATTTGTTGTGCTTGCTTACAAAGTTTACTCCACCACTTGAAAAGATTATTACTTTTCTGTGTGAAGATTTTACTATCAAAACCACAATCTTTGTAGAACTTAACTTCTACTGTAAAAAGATTTATCTTATCTGGCACCATGCAATCACCTTTGATTTTACCACTGCCAGACCCAGGAGTCTGTATCCATTTCTCGTCAGTAAGTCTATCTAGTATAGATAAAACTTGTTGCTCACCGCGGTTACCTTTCTGTCTAGGATTAACCAAGTTCGAGCCTACTAATCTTTTCTTCTTTTATAACTTCTATTTTAGCGAGAAGTGGATGCGTCCAACCATGAGATACTATATAAGTATTCAAGTTATCTTCTTGTAGTAGAGTTTCTACTAATCTTTCTTTACCTTGCTCATCTAATACATTGGTAACTTCGTCTAGAAATAATACATTTAATTGCGACTTAGAAATACTACTCATTAATTTACGAATAGCAAGTAATGTAGATGTATTTACTCGTGCAAGCTCACCCGCACTCAAAGCTAGTATATCTACTGTTTTTCCATTGTCATCTATTTCTACATTAAGTTTGTCGTTAGACACTACAAATTCCAAACTAAATCTACCGTCTGATAAATCTGCAAGGTACTCATTTGTTAATTCTTCGAGATCTTTTACTAGATTCTCTATTTTATATGCAAGTAGTCCGTTTGTACTAAATGCTTTTTTCAATATTTCTACGCTACTGAGGACGTCATTTACTTCATCCATATCAAGACTTAAGCTTGATAGTTGCTGAACCATATCATCTGTTTGTTCGCCAATAATTGATAGCTTTGTATTGTGTCTTTCTACTCTTTCGTTCTCTGCTATTACTTCTTCTACTTGGCTTCTGCGGTTACTTATCCGCGCTCTAAGTTTAGTTATCTTTTCCTGTATGCTATTTGTGTTTGGAACTGCTACAGGCAGGGTTTGGTCTATGCTCCTAAAGAGAGACTCCCATTCGTTTATTTGTAGTTCCATCTGTTTAAGTCTGGTATTGTCGTCATTCGTCGTACCTATTTTCTCATTAAGCCAGTCTAGTTTATCCTGTAATGACGCACGAGTTTTTCTATGCTCAAACAATTCTTGTTCTATAAATGACTTGTCTATGTCTTGTCCACAAGTCGGGCATCCAGCCTCGTCCACTTTTAGTAAGTCTTCGTACTTCTTAATCATTCTTACTTCTTGATTACCCTGAGATCTTAACTCTCCAACTTCTTCAATCAAAGTAGCTGTAGGCGTAAATGTATTATTCTCTACATAAGTTTTCGCTAGTCCTAAATCTATGTGTTCTAACTGGCTTTTGAATAGATTATTTTGGTTAATCTTTTTTGTGATTTCCGAGATATTTTCAAACTCTATTTGTGAAGAACGCAAAGCTTCTTCATCTTCTTCCGAGTAAAATGGTAATTCTAATTTCGAAAGTAGTGATGTATCTTCCAATTTATTATCTGATAACCATTTTTCTATTGTGTCAATTTTGCCTTGCACCATAGAAACGTTCCCGCTCATGCCTCGTGATAATTCTTTAAACACTTCAAAGTATTGTACATACTTATCTAGTTGTAGAAGGTCAATCAAAAATCTTTTACGGTTTGTATCAGTGGCAGTTAAGAACTGCAATGATGCATTTGTATTTTGATAAACAATCTGCGAGAATGTTTTAAAGTCAATACCTAATATTTCTTCTAGTGTCTTGTAAGTATTAGTCGCAGTATGACTAGAGATATCTTCCCCATTCTTATACAGCTTAACTTTTATACTGCCTTTACGGGCTACATCAATTTTGTACTCATCTTCTCTAACTGCAAAAGTCAAAGTTATATCATAGCCCTTACCGACTTCACGATTTGGTATGTCTGCTTTTTTGATTCCTTTAGAATTCTTGTTGAATAATACTTCTTCAAGGATTAAGGGAATAGAACTTTTACCAGTTCCATTTGTACCGACTAATTGTGTTACTATGCTGTCATCGAGATTTAACTCATTATCTGAACCATAGCTGAAACAATTATTCCACTGTAACTTCTTTAGCGTAATCACTAAACACTCCTAAAATATTTTTAACCTTTATGTTTTCCAACTCTAATATGTAACTTAAGTACTCGTTTAATTCTTCTTCCATTGACATTTCTTTGCCTAATATTAGAGTCGCTTCTGTTTTTCTTCTTATAACTTTTTTATCTAGTAATTCACTATTCTTAATATTACTTAAGTCAGCTACGTCGCCTTCAATCTCATAGATTGTATGATCCCATTCTGTTTGAACCATATCGGCTGGGTCGGTAACTGTTTTACGAATTAACTGTGGCAAAGTAAAAGTATGCCAGTCCCAAGCAAAGTCTTTCTTGGGATCAATTATTAAGTACCCTGTCTCTACATTGTTTCTATGAAAACTTGTAGTCATAGGTGAGCCAGGATATACTATGTTTCTTTGTGTATTGCTATGTGCATGTAAATCACCTGCAAATACTACTTTGAATTTATCAAAGCGTTTTAAGTCTACTTCGGGTTGTACATGAGGTGGTATTTCTCCTCGTACATGAGTAAACAATATACTATCTTCTACACCTTCTATGCTTTTAGCTTTGTGTAAGTCTGCATAAGGTAGTATTGTCCAGTTATCTCTGGAATATGTTTCGTCTATTACTGTTACTAAAGGATTTAATTCAGTAGTAACTTTTTTCAAGTTTGTAAAAAATGTTTTATTCTTTCGTGTAGCTTCATGGTTACCATCATATATGATAGTCTCGACGCCCACACCTTTTACAAAATCAAAGTATAGTGTAAGTTCATCCATGGTAGGGACTCGATCAAACAAGTCCCCTCCAATGATGTGCAAATCAACATCTTTTTCAAGTTCATAAACTTGTTGAAAGAACAACTTATAGCGAGAGCAAGCCCAAGCTATTGGTACATTCTTTTGTCCAAGTTTAATATGCCAATCTGCAGTGAATAGAATCATGCTACGAACTCGTCCCCTTCATTCCACGAGCAGCCTGTTAAGCCACCTGCTTTCAAAGCTTTTAGTGTTCGTAATATTTCTTCTGCATTTCTTCCTGTATCTAATGCATTTATTGATACATGCTGTATGATTCCTTCTGGATCGATAATGTAGGTCGCTCTGTATGGTACACCATCTTGTTGACTGACAATCCCTAGCTTACTAGCTAAGTATAGTCCACAGTCTGCCGCAAGTATGTGGTTGATATCTCTAATTAAAGAGTTATCTTTCTTCCAAGCAATTTTACAATATTCGTTATCTCCACTAATACCTATAACATCAGCTTCTCCCATAAGGGTATCCATTGCTGCTATCTCTGTAGGGCAAATGAAAGTAAAGTCTTTTGGGTAGAAGTATACAACTGACCATTGGCCAGGTATAAGTACATCTACATCTACAATGTCGTTCAATTCATTAACACCCTGAAGGTTTAGTGAAGGGAAAGTATTACCTACTGTTCTCATAAGTACTCTCCTAAGAAATATCGAATTCGTCAGATATAGACTCGTCAGGAGTATTAGCTGCCCCTTCTCTTAATCTATCTAGTAATTCTTTCTGTGCATCTGGTGTTGGTCGAGTAAGTACTTCGTCCATAGACTTTAGCTCTGCTACTAGTTCCATTTCTTCAGGAGATAGTGCACGCTGTTTACATTTAAGAGCCTGTAATTGATACTCTACATTGTAAGCCATTGGTCCAGTTTTAACTCTTTTGAAGTAAACATCCCAACCAGTATCGAATTCAGTTGGATCACCAAGATCTTCTGCTGCTACCATAATCTGCTCTAGGAGTTTTTTCTTTAAGTTTAGTACTTTGACTTTTCCGTCATGGATACATTGGATTGCATACGACCAACCACATTTAAGTTCTGGGTGATATTCTCTTACCCAGTCTTTTTCTAAGTTGGTGAATGCTTCGGTGTCTCTATCGAATGATAGACACTCGAACGGTAAATTTTTACCATTTTCGCCTTTCAACCAGTAAACATAGCGAGGAAGCATATCCCCTACCATTCTTACTACGTTGTCGCCTTCGACATATTGATAACTGTCGATTTTATTCTTTTGGGCTTCGCCCTTTGTTTGATTAAATTTTATTGCCATTTTAATTCCTTATTATTATTGATTTCTTCGAACATGAAGTGAATACGATTCTCTTCTATCCTCAGTAATCTGTTGTTTTTAATACTGTCCTCATCCCCTGTGAAGTGGAGGAGGTCTAATGTGGTATCTTTATTTTTTTGATACTCGAAATAATTGCGTAACGATGCGATACCTGCATACTGCGCAATCTCACTATCTGAGTATCTCCTTCTTTGAATGAATAATGCTTCTGGGTTTACTAGGAACGAATCCCCATGAAAACTTTTAGTCCAGAACTTATATATTCTATCATATCTATTCACTGGTGGTAGCTTATAGGTAAGTATGTGAAGTATTGTCAAAATATCTTTGACACTCCCCTTGCTTTCCCTTTTTACTTTTTCCCAATTATAGAATAACATATTATAACAAACTTTTAACTCCTTGTCAAGATATATTTTTTCATGCTATATATCAAAAACATCATAGCCCTGTCGCATATAATACCCACGTCTCGCGGCAGCTTGTTTTCTAGCTGTGCGACCCTCTAAATTTATATCTACAATCCTAGGCTGTGGCTTTCCTTCTCGCATCCTGATAACACGACCAATTAGCTGTGTTAGTAGGGGTTCATTGTTTACGGGAGTACCAAGTATAAGACAACTTAAGCAGTCTAAACTGATACCCTCACTAAAGATAGACTGTGTTCCAAACAATATATCTTTATCTTCGAATAACAACTTTGTCATTTCTGTTCTTTGTTCGTGTGGTACATCTCCAGTTACGCAAATTGCGTTGTCTCCAACAAGTCTTGCACAAGCCTTTAGAAAATCCACTCTATCTCCGACTACAAGTACTTTATGCCCTTTAGCCGCGTAGCTAGCAGCGAGTACTGCTACCATGTTTTGGTACTCCCAATCATACGCGAGTGCGTTAACTCGAGATGCCCAATCAACATTGCCGTCCATGAAACGTATTCCTGAACGAATTACATCCACAAAGGGTACTAAATAGTTTTCCTTTGGTGGTTTAAATACTGTTGATGAAAAGTAGTCTCTAAATACGACATGCCTTCCATCTTTTCTTTGTAGCGTTCCAGTTAATCCGATTTTGTATCGTGCACGTGAAGCGTCTACAATCCGTGTAAAAGTTGGGGAAGATACGTGATGCATCTCATCAAGAATGATTGTACCGAACTCTTTTACGATTTTGTCGATATTTCGGTACAAAGTTTGTACATTTCCAACGACAAAGGGGGAATCGATCTCGAATCGTCCCGATCCTATCACACCCGCCTTGACCCCGAATACTTTTTCTACTTCTTTTTCCCACTGCGATCGTAACGCTAATGTATGTGTTACAATAAGTGTTTTCTGTTGGAGTTTATTTGCGATTGCTAACGCAGTAAAAGTCTTTCCCCAACTTACCCAAGCGTTTATTATACAACTGTCATCGACTTCGTCGTATACTGCTTGTTGTGAATCTCGTAAAGTAAACTTAAAATCTAAAGGTTCGACTGGTATGTCATTCCTCTTATCGACAATTTCATAGTCCTCTGGTATGAGATCCGTTCTCCCTATTGGCATACTAATTAATCCTGCTCGAATTACACCCATATTCTTAATGATGATAGGTGGGTCTGTTGGTCTGCGAGGCGGTATACTATAAGTAAGAATCTTATCGACTTTCGCCTGATATTCATTAGTTACTTCTAGGTATATTCTGTTGCTTAGTACTGCTTTCATTTTTGTATAAAAATTTCGGAAGATAAACGATATAGTTCAGGGGGAGAGTCCATTATATATGTGATGTTTACCTTCCGAAAAAGTTGTTTATCGTTGTTGTTGTCCAAAGAAGTCATAAACTAAATCGTCCATTACTTCTTGAGGTTCTCTCATTACTCCATGAATATCCTCTAGTTCTTCGAACCAGTCAAATTCATCTGATAGTTCTTCCTCTACAGACATATCAAAATGCTCTTTCATCAGAGCTATTAGTTCGTCTCCGTCTATTTCGTCTACTGTTTCTATCCCATCTTTAGTAACTACTGCTACTCCTACAAAGTTACGAAACTCATCTTCATAAGTCATTGTAATTTTTACACTGGGATCAGCTTTTCCTATGTAGGTAGCCATATTTTCTATTAGTCCAATAGGAGCGCTCCAAGCAGAATAACCACTTAAATGCATTGCTTCCCATTCTTCAATGTTGCACCATTTAGCGCCTACATTATCTACGTACCACTGGTATGAATCTATAGGGTAGCCGTGGTCATCTACTCCTTTTACTGGAGGCATGAAAGCTAAGTCGTGAATATCTGCTAATTCTTCGACTTGAATTTCTACCCCTTCCCAGTTTGTCTGGGTTCTTTTTGTTGTAACAAGCGCTTTTTCGAAAGAATTTAGTCCTTCGTCAGTGCTGTCTATATCTATGTTAAAGTAAACATTATTTGCCATTATATCTTTCTCCAAGTATCTTTTTTCTTTTCAGTACACACTTCATATAAATATGAAGGTTTACCACTTATGTATAGTACTCCTGCGTATAGCTCTGTTCTCGCTGGAGGACGAGCCACCTCAAATGGAAACGGAATACTGTGAATCCATATAAGAGTAACGATATCTTTTTGTTCTATCTTTCCTATTAGATGGTATTTTAGCGTTGCTTTTTTACTCTTTTCGTAAACAAAGAACTTTCCATTTGAATCCACATAGAATCTTCCTCTATGCTTGATTAGTCCTCCAAAGTCTGAGATTTGATACTTCAAATCGTACAGGTTCTTTAAAGGGGTCGAGAGTCTCCTCTCTCCAAGGCTATTGCCCTGTGTATTTTTGTCGTCTATTACAGCACCTTCACACCATAATAATCCATCTCTAGTAATAACCTCATCTGAGTGTACTACATAAAGAGGAAATCGAATATCCTCTAGCTTCATCCGTATTTCTTCTCAAACTTTCCAAAGGAATAGTCATCTCCAATATCGAAATCACATCCAATCGGACAGTTAGGTATTGATATTCCTCTATCTTCTTGTATGCATGCTCTAAGAATAAATTTATATGTATCTATTACATCTTCGTCTACTTCAGCTAACACGGAATCATGGACAAGAGCAAAGATTCTCATCTTGTCTGCATATCCAGCTTCTTGTATTTTATTATGAGCTTGTACAGCTCCAATCAAATTAACATCAGATGCAATAGACTGTACTAGAAAGTTAATTCCAGATCTTACTTCATGTGATGCAATGCCTTTATCTTCTGAGAACACATTAGGTAATCTTCTCTTTCTACCAAAGTGAGAATAAATGAATCCATTATCTTGGATAAATCTTTTGTTATCATCTAACCATTTCTTAAGACCATGAAACTGTTCAAAGTAATCTTTAATAACTTCTGAGGCTTGCCTCATACTGAAGTACTCACCTGAATCTTTTGTTACTTGTTCACTAATCTTTTTCGGACCTGCTCCATACATTATTCCGAAAGTAACAGCTTTAGCCATTTGCCTTTGTGTACCAAACTTCTCTGCGACTTCATCAGCCTCACAAGGTAAGTTAAATACTATCTTAGCAATACTACTATGGAAGTTGCCTCCTGTTTCAAAAACACCCATAAGCGCTTTATCATTAGCAAGTACTGCCGCGCAATATACTTCTGCTGTTGTTAAATCCATTGCAACTATCTTCTTGCCTGGTGCGGCTTTAATACATCCTTTGACAATCGGGTTGTCTCTAGGAATCTGTTGCATATTCATTTTACCACTTGATGACAGCCTTCCTGAAGTTGTTCCATGCAGGTTGAAACCTGTACGAAGTCTACTATCTCTGTCTAGCTGTGGGTAAATCTTGTCAAGATATGTACTCTTAATCTTTACTTTCTGTCTTATGTCGAGTACTAATTGTGGTACTTCATGATGCTCTGCTAATTCTTTTAACACTTCTGCATCAGTACT